GAGAGGGCCGAGCCATCGCCCGCAAACGAACCAGCCGCGACCAGTCCAGAGACGGCCAGTGAGGACAGGGTTCCGACGGAGGTTATGTTGGTCTGTGCGCTTCCAGCTACGCTTTGTGCCAAAGCTACACTCCCCACGACGTTCGAACCGTTGATGGCCGACAGGGCCTGTCCAGTTCCGGTGATGAGCCCGGAGACGGCCAGGGCACTCAGAACTCCGACGGATGTGATGTTTGGCTGTGCGTTCGCAGTAACTGCCACGGCNGTCCCGACGGCNCCCACAACGTTCGACCCAGGGATGTTCGAGAGACCCGAGGCATCCGAGACGGTAAGCAACCCTGCGACCGTGAGGCCGGTCAGAATTCCCACGGAGGTAACGGCCGATTGGGCCGACTGTGTGACAATCTGTGCGCTCCCGACCGTTCCCGAAACATTCGAACCGTTGATGGAGGACAGGGCCTGACCGGTCCCAGCTATGAGCCCAGAGACGTTCAGTGCGCTCAGAGTCCCGACCGATGTGATGTTTGGCTGTGCGTTCCCTGTGACTGCGACGGCCGTCCCGACGGTCCCCGCCACATTCGATGCATTTAGATTCGAAATTGCAGACCCGTTGGAGGCTGTGATCAAACCGGCGACGGTGAGGGCGCTCAGAATTCCCACGGAGGTGATGTTCGGTTGGGCGTTCCCAGTGACTGTGCCGGCCGTCCCTACGGTCCCCAGGACGTTCGCCCCCGTGAGGTTCGAGAGGCCCGATGCATTTCCTGAATAGAGGCTGGCTATGACTGTATTGAGGTTCGAGACTCCATAGACGTTGAGGGTGCTCGCACCATAGACCACGGCTGAATTGACGGTCAGGTATCCGACATTCAGAGTGTCTATGTTGGCCGTTCCTAGGACGTAGAGGTTCGAGCCGGGTGGCGGGTTCGAGAGGGTCCCGATCGACACGCCATTCTGGTACGCGACGTTCCCGTTTATGGTGGTCCATTGGGTAGGGATGATGGCGATGTTCGCAGCCTGTGTGATGAGCCCGTACTGGTCGACAGTTCCCTGGAAGACGTTGGNGGACGAGCCGTACTGACCTGGCGTNACCCCAGAGTTTGGAAAATTTGTATTTGAAAATGTCCCAAAGAGATTCGAGGCGTTGAGGTTTGAAAGACCTGAGGCGTTCCCGTAGTACGCCAGACTTGTTATAGACACTGCATTCAAAGTAGTTGTCACATTTGCTGATATAAAGTTTGCACCGTATATATTCCCTGATATGTACAAGTCGGTTGTAAAGGAATTGCAACTGTACAGATTCGATGCCGAGAGGCCATAGAACGTATTGAGTGAATTCCCGTTTGAAATATATATCATTGGAGGGATTGAAGGTTGGCAATTATTTACGACGACACTTCCACATCCCCCTTGACCGGAACCATTTGTGATGCTGTCACACATCGTCTATCTGTTTTTTACAGAGATTATTATCAAAAGGCCCACAGTAGCAACTCCACTGTTCGGCTGACGTCCGCGCAGGCGCCTCTTCAAGAACGCCTTCGTCCAAAGAGTATGATGAAGAGGCCTAGGATGAGGGCGGCTATCATGACGTACATCTTCTGGCGTTCGCCCGAGTCCCACGCGACTGGAGGGGGGAGGCTCTCGGGTCGTTCTGGTGCGTCCGGAACCATGATGGTGTCGAAGCGAAGCAGGAACATATTGCGCCCGAGGTCCTGACCGATGGCCGAGTCGTAGAAGAGCTTTCCGTTTCCGGCGTTTCTCCATGAAATTGTCAGCCGATCAATACTGTCGATACGGGAAGGGTACTCGATGGCAATTCTGTAATTTTGAGAATAAAATTCGTTGTTGTACGTGAAGCTCGTGTTGGCGAAGGTGGAGGCATTCGAGGCGAGGGACGTGGCGGCTTTGACGGGCACAAATGCAAATGCGCCAGAATAAGCGTTCGAGTTGGGAACGGCGATCGAGTTTGCAGTTTGTGTGAGTGCCGAGGCGACCAGAGTCTGTGTCGANCGAAGCTCAGCGATATCCAAAGTCAGATACTGCGAACTGAAGACGTTCGGCAACATGGCAGAGACGAGCTCAACCTTGCTGACGTTGTAAATTGGCGTCGACAGAAAAAGAGTATATGAATTTGAATTTGGAAATAGAGTCTGATTACGATTGTTGGAATCTACGTAGACTACGTAGTCCATTCTACTAGGGCTTTTGAAAAAAGCCCGTCCGGTCTGTCGCCCCATCACATGATGGGTATACCATCACGACCAGGGTACAGACACACGTTCGGCTTCGAGCAAGTGATCCGGAGAGTCAGATAGGTCGGGCCTCCGGTAATGTTCGGTTGGGCTCCAGAGGCCGAATATAGGTTCACAGTGAACTTCTCAATCTGCCTAATCGGCTCGATGAACGGAACTTCAACAGGGAAATAGCCATTGGTCGTAAAGATCGTTCGGTGGTTCGTTGTGGGATTGTCCTCGAGCGGAATAAACAATACGGAGGTTGCGAGCTGGTTGACGTTCGAGACGGCGATTGAAGGTGCTGCGCCCTCGTTCGAGATAATGCCGGACACCTGGCTGCTGTAACTGAGATATGTCTTGTCATTAAACTTTGACTTGAGTTCCTCAATGTTGATGTAATAGCCTGATGTAGTCACGGGGGTGTTGGCGTTTGCGTGGAAGCTGGCCGAGAGGATCTCAGCCTTGATGACGTTTCTCAAAGGAATGTTCATGTAGCCGATGAAGCTCGCATTCGAGCTGGCACCGACTGAATCAACACGGATCGTGTACACTTCAGTGTCACACATTTCTATTATGTACTGGGAATATTTTGGGGGGCGGGGGAATCACAGGAACGGACCTCCCTTCCTGACCTTTACTTCTCCAGCAGAGAGCCGCCGACGCCGTCAGCAATTGCATAGTCGCGCATGTTGTCCTTGACGTACTCGCCAGAGTTGCACAGGCCACCTGGGGTCAGGCCGCTGCTGTAGTAGGCAGCATCCTTGGAGGGGCCCGCCACACAGTCCAGTGCCGGCTTGATGTCGAAGATGCTCTTGGGGTCCGCGCTGACGTTCGGGCCAGACACGATGGTGAGAGGAGACGGCTCGTAGGTGGACGAGCGGGTGGTGGCGCCCTGGACCAGGATGACCAGGATCGCCAGCAGAAGACCGATGATGGTCGCGTGGATAACCATCTTTCCAAACTTGAATGCCATTTGCTTTTGAGTGATATTTTTTTCGAGACAGTGGCGCCCCTGGCCTGCGACCAACTTGGCTGACTCGCGTTAAAGCCAGTGAGCACTTTTCTACAAAACTGGTAGATGGAGTTTTCTTTTGACACGAACGAGGGCAAGACTATGGCAATGAACGATGACGAGACTAAATTGCTCGACGAGATTTCGTTTGCGCCCCCCGAGCGTCGATCGGCTCCCCTTAAGCCCCGTCAGTCCCGCCCCAGTCCGTTCGCCAAGCGGGCTCCTGGACCAGTCGAGCACCAAGTGGCCCCAGACGACGGCCTGGATATGTTCATGAACCCCGGGAAGCGTACGGCCCCGCCACCTCCCATGGCNGAGGAGTTTGACGGTGGCGAGGAGGATGACGGNTTCGAGGAGGGCGGTCAGGAGGGTGGCCCTGAGGGTTACCAGGGTGGTGGAAACAGCGGGCCCTCCGAGGGATACAAGACGATCGAGGACGAGAAGGCTGACCTTTTGAACAAGATTTCCCGCCTGAACAAGAAGGGCATCCAGTCGAGCCAGCGTCTGACAATCTACAGCGACATTGAGGAGATCCGGACCGAGTACAAGCGGATGACGTACGGTGTCGAGGTCGAGCGCTCCATCAAGTTCCAGCGTCGCATGCTCATCGCCTGCGTGACCGGCCTGGAGTTTCTCAACGACAAGTTCGATCCCTTCGACCTGGCACTCAACGGCTGGTCCCAGAACGCCATGGAGAACGTCGAGGACTACGATGGAGTCTTTGAGGATCTCCACAACAAGTACAAGACGAAGATCCAGATGGCACCCGAGGTCAAGCTCATCATGATGGTCGGCGGGTCCGCGATGATGTTCCACCTGACCAACTCGATGTTCAAGGCGGCCGTGCCGAACATGACCCAGGTGATGCAGCAGAACCCAGGACTCCAGCAGAACATGATGGATGCNGTNATGCGGAGCCAGGGGGGTGGATTTGCNCCTCCCTCCGCCTTTCCGTCTCCTCCCGGTCAGCGCGACATGAAGGGCCCCGGAATGGACTTTGGGTCCCTGATGAACATGATGGGACCTCCTCAGGCAATTCAGACGCGNCCTGGACGATCGGCCGAGACCGAATCGGTGTCTGACATTGTCAGCATCGACGAGGGCGACCCGGACACGCGCGAGGTGGCGGTNGGNGGACCCAAGAAGCGCGGACCGAAGGGCAAGGGGAAGAGGGAGGTGAGTTTGTGAGCGAAGCTCACAAACGCGNGCGAAGCCTCCAGCCGTCCCGTGGAACAGTCCCTCGAACCTCCGGTCCGAGGCCCTGGTAAAAAATCTAATCTAAAAATAGGGAATGGCACTATCATATGCACCATTCGATGATAAGTGGGCTTCAAAGCCC